TTAGGAGTACCAGCCGGCGCATACAAACCATACCAAATTGGAACGTCCACTCCAGGAACACGATCAGCAATACTTACAAGATTGGCCTGAGGTGTATCCTTCTTGACAATAGCCGTACCACGGCGATCTAGTGCAGCAATGATTTTGACATTACCAGCACGATAGTGCGGTGCCATAGCAGTGTAGGTGTCAAACACAAACGGAATATGGCCGCCTAACACGTCTGCCACTTGCGGCGCTGATCCTTTGTAGAAAACAATGTTAGGACGTGGAAGGCCTTCCTTCTTGGCCCACTCGTAGAAAATATTACCAGTGTAAGTGTTCCAAAAGCCTAGGTTGAATTTTTCTGGATTTTTCTTTACATACTGTTTGAACTCTTCGTACGTGTTGACAGGAACATTCTTGCCTACTACTAACACTGCGGTGCCTGCTCCTAGCGGTAAGATTGGTTCAAAACTATTTTCAGTATATTCAATACCGGGTGCCTTTTGTTTAAAGGCAATGTTGGCGTCAATAAATCCATTACCACCAACATAGATTGTGTGACCATCGGGCTTGGCGGCCGCAACATAGTTACTACCAATCACAGTGTCTGCACCTGGCTTGTTTAACACAGCACTTTGCCAACCCTGAGACTTGAAGATTTCATCCAACACACGACCCCATTTGTCAGTGGCGCCGCCCGGCGGATATGGAACTACAATTTCAATCACTTTGCTCGTAGGGTTAAAACCCTGAGCATTAACAGCTACAGATGCCACGGTCAAAATACCGACCAAGGCAATTTTTACAAAACTAAACATGAAATTCTCTCCTAAATTTAAATTAAGAGCTTGCAGAAGAACTCTGCTACGGCCCGGCGTTATGTTATATTATAACAGTAAAGACATTGCTATGTCAAGCGTCAGTTTGAATGCCGACGTCGGAAGAACCCGGCGTTGCAGGAATTATTTATAATGTCAAATAAATTGTGGAATATTATTTTTATTAAGCCCAATGGCCAACACATACCGATATTGGTCACTGTTGTTGACCACAGCATGTGTAAAACGATCGGTGTTTACTATCATTGGTCCATCTTCCATACTCAAAATGCCGGCATTATTAAATTTAATATAGTTATCGTTGGGCCAATGTATTGGTATGTATAACTGTACGCATCCGACATAAGGTGAATTGTCTAAATCTTTATCGGTGGTATTGTCTGTGTGCGGATAGATAAATCCACCAGGTGGTAATACACCAACAAAAACAGACCAAATTTCCAAGCCCAACGAATCGATCAATTGCCAGGTTGCAGCAAATTGTTCTTGTTGATCTCTAGGCTTGCGTCGTCGTTTTAACCATACTCTTTTCCAAATCTTTTCGTCGGATAAATTAAATTCTTTTTGATTGTCAGCATGTTGCCCATACCCTGTGCCCTGAGTTAATACAATATCTGTATTGTTGATTATTTCAGTTGTGGCCTTTGCTAGTAACTCAGGGTCAATTTGATCTTGGAACTTTACATATGGCACACGGCGATGATCAAAATTCAATCGACTGACCATGGTAAAATCAAAATTGTAATTAAAAAAATCTCTGACAGTTTGGGGAAAGTGGTCTGGAAGTTCTAAAGAATCTGGGTACCAAATGCAAAAATGTTCTGCTAGGTCTTTTCCATAATAATCATTGGGTATTTTTGTTTCAGTAACTGAAATCCAATGGCTAAGTGGATTCCCAAACGGCAAAATCCAACACTGATCACGTTCCCATAGTTCTGTGCAAGGTTGAATGACTTGACCTGATGCGGTAGTTGCCCAACTTAGATATAGTAATTTTCTTAAACTAGCACCGTTGATTGACGCCTGGTCAAATGCAATTCTGTTATCAGAGCGGTTGGCTATTTTTAATTTGTGTAACCCAAACTTGCCGGGTTCGCTTATTTTAATTGTATTATCAACAAGTTCAAAGTCAACTGGGAGGTTGTCTATGCTGATTTCTAATTCAGACGCAACAACATCACTGGTGATACTAATTAAAATCATGTTACGATTATCTGCCTCGTCCAGCACTTCTAGTTGGTGGTTTCTTAGCTGGCCCTGCTGACGGTTTAATCTTGGCTTTTTTCTCTACTGTGGCATTAACTTCACTGCCGTCTACATGAGTCCGTCCTTGCTTCTTTGCCAGGGCCTTTGCTATGCTGTCGCTTAGTTTGCTCATTTCACGTTCCTTTTTCTTTGCGTCTAGTCTTGCTAGTAATGCTAATAACTCTTGTCGAGTCAACATCTTACCCCAGGTTGGGTTGGGTTGTTTTTGTACTTTTTTCTTTGTCATTGTTTGGTGCCCCTTGTCCGACTCGAACAGACCACCTACTGATTACAAATCAGTTGCTCTACCGGATGAGCTAAAGGGGCTGGATACTATGCTGTTACTGCTTCTACTGGAGCTCGGTAACTGGCTCGCCCTTTGATCACCGCAATCCTACGAGAGATTTTGGCCTGATTCTTTTTACGGGCACTGGTCAGTAATTTTTCTAACTGTGCTACATTCAATGGTCCCAAGCGTTCCCGACCGTTCTTGGTACGCATTGGATCACCTTTACGACTCTTTTGATTTCCACCTTTGGCTGCCATGATATTTCCTTATGTTATATTTTACTTATTTGGAGCCAATTATGTGATAAAAATTATGGCGGAAGCGGTGAGATTCGAACTCACGATACAGTTGCCCGTATGTCTGCTTAGTAGGCAGATGCCTTCGGCCACTCGGCCACGCTTCCTAACTGCTATAATAAAATCATTTATTCAGAATCTGAGCTTGTCGAAAGGCTTTAAGGCTAGCATGAGTTCGAACTCGACTGTCCATAATCTGACGACTGATATCAGCTCGCTTTTCACTTTTAGACCATTGCCCTGCCAGTGTGCGACTGAGGTCGCTTGCTGTTTGTTGTGGCTTTGCCATATTATCTTACCTTTCCTAAGCAATCTAATAGATTGGCTTTTCCTGTTTGAATTTCCAACAGCGCATCAATTGGAGTAATGTAAGCAGTGGTTTCCCGTGCTTTGCGGCGAAGTTCTCTAAGATGTTGTGATGCGGCAATAACTAGATCATAGCGTCCACCTGCCCAATCCACGCACACTTCGTTATCAATTTCGGTACTACGACTTTCGACTCTTGGTTTCATGATCTCTCCTGTAAAACTATATTGTACACTAAAAATTAAATTAAGTCAATTAAGACTTGAGGTATTGTTGCTTTATTTTTGTAAAATATTCTATTTCCTCACCAGTTAATTGAATTTGATCCATTTTTTGCCGGTATTCATCTGCTTGATTTTGTAGTACATTGATATCGTTACGATATTTAAAATTGTCAGTTTGGTGTTGAGTATCGTATGCATCCATAATGATATGATACCTATTTTCAGTTGACTTGTTTTGCACCTGATGCAATCGATTGACCCACAAGATATAAACCGAACCATCAGCTGGCATGTGTAAATCCGTACCGTCACAGTGGTGTATGCATTGTGCATTGGTCCAAAGTGGTATATGTATTCTGGCCATATAAATCGACGGAATTGCATCACTGTGTAACAATGTAGCACCGCCGGGTCGTAATAAACTAACACGAGCTCGACGAGGTGAAAATCCAAGACTATTAATTTGTTCAAGAACTTCGGCAATGTAACCTTGACATCCGGCGGTGGGGTTCACATGTTCAAAGCTATGACTGATGTTTAAAAATTTATGCACAGGGTAGTTGGGTCGACCGCCCGGGGAAACGATTTCTTCTCCTGGATGTCCTGTGTGCCCAATTTCCCATCCGTCTTGCCAATCAGCAGTGCGACTCAATAAACTCCAGCCACCAAAATTGTCGTACCCATATTCGTCACCCTGAAATATAGGAGCACCCAACGGAAACACATACTGTTCTACATCCTGCCGTAAACGGTCAATATCGATTGTAATTTTTAGTTTTTCGTAAAACATATAATTGTATTATATATTAAAAAATTTAGGAAGTCAACGACCTATAAATATTACCATGCAAGCAACTTTCCAAAAACAGAAAGATCACCTATACACTCTTTGTCTTGATTTGCCCTGGACCAATGCTGAAATTGTTGAAGAACTCAAACAAGAAACATGGGATCCAGATCAAGCTGGCTATAGCCAAAATAGTTTTCCAACAAGATTTCGCATTAGAAACGTCCAGCAACCTAAATTAAAAGACATTGAACAGTATGTAGAGCACGGTGGGTTCAAACAACAGATAATCGACACCTTGTGGGCCACCAATTTTCCATCTATTTGGGGAGTTGATGCTGACCGTATGGATCGCATGACCTTTATCTACGCGATGTTTACCAAAGACTGTCCAGGCTATTCAATTAGAATACACACAGATGATCGTATGCATGTGGTACAAGGAATGATCTATTTTATCGACGGTGATGATGCTGACCAAAGCACATGGTCTTACACGACTAAAAATGGAGATGATCCCTATCGTGTGCCCACTGGGCATGGCGCGGGATACTTTGCAGCCAATACCAACGACAGCTGGCACACTGGACAAAATGCCAGCACCCAAGATCGTTACAGTTTGGTATTCGGTATCAGACTAAACATTTAATGGTACCCCGGGAAGGTTTCGAACCTTCAACACCCTCCTTTTAAGAGAGGTGCGTCTACCTGTTGCGCCACCGGGGTAAGACTTGGCGGTCTCGACGAGAATCGAACTCGTCCCATCCCCGTGACAGGGGGATATTCTAACCAATAAACTACGAGACCAAAAACTGGAAGTAAGGGTCGGATTCGAACCGACGACTTTAGGGATTTGCAATCCCTTGCATTGGGCCTCTCTGCCACCTTACTACATGGAGCGGAATATCAGAATCGAACTGATAACAACAGATTGGAAATCTGTAGTTTTACCATTAAACTAATCCCGCCTACTACTGGCGCCTCTCCAGGGATTCGAACCCCGACGAGCGGTTTTGGAGACCGCCATGCTACCGTTAACATCAAAGAGGAATACTGGTACTCGGTAGGGGAATCGAACCCCTCTTCCTGCCGTGAAAGGGCAGTGTCCTAGACCGATAGACGAACCGAGCAAACTTGGTGGAGAACTCTGGGATCGAACCAGACGTGCCTGAAGGCGGCGGATTTACAGTCCACTGCATCACCATTGATGCTTCTTCTCCATTATTTCTTATCTACATCCTTTTCTAAATAGACTGGAAAAAACTTCCAACCAAAACTTTTCCAATACTTGTGAATAATATTATTAATAACAACAGCCGCTATTACAATAATAACAAACCCAAGTGCGGTCAAAATTGAACCTGCTAAAAATACTGCTGCTTGATCAATGTCCATACTTACTCCTTTACTGGTTGCGGGTGATGGAATCGAACCACCAACTAGAGCTTATGAGACTCTCGAGATACCGTTTCTCTAACCCGCGATATTTGGTGTAGGGCTTCCACCTACTCCCACCTCGCTTTAAAGTCTGCGTGTCCAAGACTTATTACATTGTAGGACCGTTGCCGTTCCTAAATCCAACTACACCACCTTCTGCTTCAATACGTGCAATGACGTCTTCAAACAAGATAGGCGCAAAGTCTGGAGTTTGTTCCACGCATACACAATGGTAGCGCACATCGTTCTCTTCGCTGTACAGAACTTCTCCAGACCTTGCATCTACTCCACGGGCCTTCTTCACACGATTTGCGTGAGTGTGTCCGTGTATATTAACTCCAAAACGACCCAATGACTCTGCGTGTACAGGTATGTGACTAAGAATCATTCCGTTCATCACGTGATATGCACGAAGTTCACGGAAGTACAAGCGATACTCGTCGTCTCTAAAGATATCATGATTACCACGGATAAGAACTTTATCCCCGTTGAGTCTAGCAAGTGTAGCAAGACTTCTACGATTGATAACCACGTCACCCAAGTGATACACTTTATCTGTAGGCTTTACTCGCTCGTTCCAGGCCTTGACCATTGCTTCATCCATTTCTTCTGGAGTGTCAAATGGTCTCAACTTTGTAACACCGTCGTTGCGTGTGAAGTGGCAAACACCTTTGTGTCCAAAGTGCGTGTCGCTTACTAAAAATACACTAGGCATTGTGCCCTCCTTTCTTTAACTGTTGCACTATTATAGCAAATTAGCTATTTTGGGTCAACCAAATTATTTGTAATACTTTTGTATTACGATCAAGCAGTTAACCACTTTTCTTTTGATTCTAATACCAGGTTCTCAGCCCCGTCATATTCTTCTATGCGGAACCTTGCACCCACTGGTACCCAATCAACTGTTAAATCATCCAATCCTAACGTGGTATCGTCGGGGTATTTCAATTCTAAATAAGTTTTTATTTTATCCAAATCGCCTTGCTCTAACCATTCCACAATACTAGGATCGTAAAGTAATTCCTCGTTAGTGTGCCAGCTGTACCACCCAGCACCGTACCCAGGGCTTACCAACACTGCTACCCGACCATCACGAATCAATTTGTTCATTGCGTTTTACTTTCTTTACTGTTTCAATCTGTGCTATCATCAATTCAACTTGTTCCCGAGCACGTTCTACTTTACTTTCAATCAAAGCCACACGTTCTTCAGGATTTAAGAAAAATTTATTTTCTTTTTTGTTTTCCATTTTCTCTCTCCTTAAAATAAAAAACCCCGGAGTGTTTAGTTCCAGGGTTCTTAGATAAAATTTAAAATTTATTCTATTCAGAACCCCTACTCACATCTCCACATTCTAACATCCATAGATTGGCATAGCCGCCAATAATTGGAAGTGTTATGGAATCAAGATGTAATTTATTAGTCTTCATAGTAAGTATTATATACGGTTATTTATGATCTGTCAACCTGAAAGAGCAACAAAAAACCGGCCTAGGCCGGTTTTCTGAACAGTAATTGGATACTGTATGTTTTACTTCTGTGCTCGAATTTCCTGAATCAAACGGTCACTGAATGCATGTTTGAATTTGAAATAAGTCTTTTGTGACTGCTTTCTCAACTCATCACGATCTGATTTGGACATGTCGGTGATAGATATTCCACGCTCTTCTGCGGTAGCTTCGTACGTTGCGGAGTCTTCAATACTCCATTTGCGTTCTTGGCGTGAAGCTGCTAGTGCAGCCTTGCGGAAGGATTCTTGCTGAGTGGCTGTCAATGTGTTCCAGAACGTGTTGCTGACCACAATGGTAGTCATAAACATGCTGTGGTTGCTTTTGAGTATGTGTTTTGCACTGGTGTCATCAAAGCGCAGGTATGTCGTTTCAACTGCATCAGCTTGACCGTTAACCATTGGGTCTTGCTTCCACCAAAGCCCAACTGGCCTAGGCATGTACTTGCCACCCATAGTCTGTAGGGTTTCGCCTAATGACCACTGATTGAATACAGCTACAGTTTTAGACAACAAATCTTCCAAGGTAGTAATTGGCTCGCCTGAACCAATCACACGGAAGCCGCCACTGTAAGTGAATGCTAATCCAGTTATTCCGGTCTTTTCTCCCAGTTCTCGGCAGAGTTTTTGTCCAGTAGGACCTTCAACTACACGTTGCACATGATCATGATCTTCAAACATAAATGGCAAATCCAACGCCCAGAAATCTGAGCTCAACTCGCCAATGTTGTTGACCTGCATCTGACTCATTTCAACCTGGCCATCGAACAATGCATTCCAGTAAGCATCCAGACCAATTTTTCTTTTAGATTCATCAAAGATTTGATATTGCATTTCTTCCAATCCAGGAATTTCTGCATAGTTTTGTTTATAGTCTTCGTAAGTTAAAATCTCAATATCCAACTCGTCGCCGCAGTATTTGGCCAGTTCTTCTTTAAAAGCACGGGCAGTGCGAACAAACAATTCTTGTGGGTGATGGGCAATTAGCCATCTAATTTTACGTTTATTGGTCATGTATTTCTCCTGGATTTTGATAAACTTGTATAAATGTATTTATACCTGTAATGTGTTACTATAGTAAGTTGTATCCTTTTATTTATGCTATTACCCCTAACATTTGTTGCAGTTTGGTACGCACAGGGCCAGTGTGTTGATCAATGATGCTCAGGCACTGTGACTTGAAAAAGTTGGATTTCAACAGGCATAAGTTGTGCTCAAAGCGACTTTGATTTTCAATAACAAATTGATGTACCCGCTCAAAGTTGTCAAGCACTGCCAGATTATCGGCTACAGCACAACGCACACGTTCTGCAGGATCTAACAATGATTGATAACGGTGATCTACAATATCATCAAACGTGTCAAAACCCTGTGCTCGTAACCAATCAGCAATACGCCAACCTCCTACCCAAATTGGTATAGTTCCGCCCCATATGGCCATGAGTGTTTTTTCTGTAATTATAGTTTCATGTTCGTAAAACACAGGCTCAGTTACAAGACTCACACAGCTGGGTTCAAATACAGTTTGTTGTAGCAGGCCTTGATAAGTGTGTGCATTACGAAAACTGCCATTGCGTACTCCGCGGTCCATAACCACTTCTGGTCCAAAACAGTAATTGGTCACAGCAATATCATTCACAGTGTTGGTACGCCAAGCCAAAGAATGCCGGTAGTTGTTTAATCCAAACTGCTGTATCAATTTTAACAGTTGTATTCTGTGCGGCCTAGGCTTGTTGATCATGAAGTTAAACGTGGCGGTTTTGTTGCTCCAATTGGGTTGTATTTGTTGTTCAATAAACTGGCCGTTCTCTCGCGCCATAAAGCTGGGAAAATTTATCAGGTTATAATTTTGTAGTATATCATCGTGCTGTAACACATGATCAAGTATGATCACATGCTGGTGTGGATCACACGAGCTATTTTTTAACAATTGTTCAAGAGGAAAGCATTGATCAGTTTCGTTGTAATGATGATCTTGGACCACAATGATTTCAGGCTTGGCCAACTGTTCTCCTTGATAGCGATATGTGCTGCCAACAAATTCTATCATAGCTGTTGTATCTGGGTTAGTGTGTGATTTAATTTGCTGGGCCACGCCTGTGCAAACTTTTGTAATAGTTGACGATTGTGTTCTGCTGCCTGGGCAAAACGTAGATAATCCTGTGCTTGATACTGTCGATCAATAAATGTTTCAAGCTGGTCAAGAATAGACTGTAATCTAGTGCCGTGCGTTGTGATTTGATCATAACTGATGTCTACATAGTCCGCCAACACATCAAATCCGTGTGCTTGTAATAGTTCAATAGATCCTGGGCTGCAATACAGCAACCACGGTCTTGGCATTTGCAAGCATCTAAATAATTTTTCACTAAACACAATATGGCTGTCTGACACATAGGTTTCCAGTATCAAACTTATGCGAGAATCAATGATACACTGTTCAAGAGTTCCGTGTGATTCAACTGTGTTGTAGGGTATTAGCGATTTTCCATGTAGGTGTTGCGGTTGGTAAGCATCAAGCTCGGCCTTGACAAACTCTTGTTCATACTCATCCAAGGTACAATTGTAACTTACAATGCCTTGCGCCAGGATATTTCTTTTAATTAATTCGTAAAAGGTCAACGAACGATCGCCGCGAGGCCTATTCATAAAACAATTGTAACCACATGTGGCTGGACGGTCTGTGTAGTTGGGCTCAAAATGCCAAATTGACCAGAACTCAGGCAGTACAGATATCATCTGACCTGGCACCGGATTGATAGGATGATTGTCAGTGATGATGATTGTGTCAGGATCAGTCCATGCCTCTGGATTGGTAAAAAACACACTGTCAACTACACGGCAATCAACTTGCAAGTTGTTTCGGGCATACATGTACGGATATCCAAAATTGTCGTTGGTCTGGCATCTGGATTCAAATCCACTGGCCATCAACTGTTGACTTAGTTGTTTTACTATGTTTTTTTCTTGAATACTAGAAATCCAAATTCCGTCGGTGTGAGTTTTAACGTGTGAACTTTGCATGTGATAATTACTTATATGTATTGGAATAATCCTATTTTAGAATTTGTCTGGCCCACAGAACAAGATCCTGTAGCTGATAGTTTACACAATGGAACCCATTGTATATTTTATGATCCTGCGGTTGATAAAAATTCTATCCACACCAATCAACGTCTCGAAGACTTGTGCAATTGGGCCAATAGTGGTATTGCACAACAAGGTTGGCAGAGCTTTGTACAAGATGCCAACAATCACTATGATCTGGCCAATTTGGTCAAACTAAATTTATGGGTACACGACTTGCCCGTGCATGGCAGTATCAAGCCCATGCTGTTACAGTATGTAGGTGACCCAAAATATCAAACTGGCACTGGTGAAAGCCGTCTTCGTGCGCTGGAAAGAATTCCCAAAATGCAAACAGTGGCAGCGTTCATCAGCACACATCAACAATATCAATCTCGGTTTGCACATTTGGAGTCAGTGACTACCTTTGCCAGGTTTGCTGAAATATGTCAAGCCGAACCCGGTCAACAATTTTTATTTAGATCCACAGACTCCACTGCACCCTACGGACTAGATTGGTACGAGTATAACAGTAGTCGTACTGCACAAGTTACGCCAGGCACTGATGCGTGTGTCAGGGCAATAACCCGTTACTTCGAAGCTCACACCGAAATAGTTATTACGCCTGACTGGTTTGATCTGGTAATTGATTGGGAATTGTAAAAACTCTTGAGCACGACCTGGCGCCAATCCTGATTACGATCGCCAGTGGATTCTATCTCAACGTTTAACCACGGCAATGAATCATTACAATGCCCAGTGAATCCTTTTTTGGGCATGATATCTTTTTCCTTCCAGCGTTCTAAAAACATTCGACGTATCAATGGTTTTGGTGTGACACCTACTTTGTATTCAAACGGAAGGCTCAAGGCTAATTTCATTATGGGTGCGGCCAAGAAAGGACTACGCGGTTCAATACCCCAAGCGCCGGCAATCACATCAATACCGCGAGCATCACACCCGGCTATTTGATATAGATAATCGGCCAACAGCGTGGCCTGCCCGGCATGTTGATCATACACAGATAAACACCGTTGCCATACTGTGTCGTTACAACCCGTACTGTATGGACTAGCTGACTGCTCTACGCTGTAGTTTAATGTTTGATAAGCAGTGTAGCCGCCAAACAATTCATCAGCACCAACTCCGGTAAACAGTACTCGTTGTTTACAATGCTGACTAATGATCCATTGTCCAACAAAACTCCAACTTTGCACCGGTAACTGAGTACGCTCAATGACGTTGTTAAAGGCTTCGGCCCATTGCTGTTCGTTCACTGCAAGATTGTTTAATCTTAACCATTCGTTGTTGGTTAAAAACGCATTGATATGATCCACGATAGGATCTTTACCGGTCATGTTGGTGGTGTACAGTTCAAGATTGTCTATGTGACTCAGTATAATACTGCTGTCTAATCCACCCGAATAAGTCAATGCCGCTGGGCAAGTGGGAGTCATCAATTTGGTTACTGCGGCCCACTGACTGGCAAATTCTTCATAGGCTTCGTCGATATTGTTGTAATCAACAGGTTGAACCCACGACCATATGTTGTCAATATTTTTTATATTATGGCCATCTTGGTACAATTGTCCCGCAGCAATTCTAGTAATACCAGGATATGGTGTCTGATCCACAATGGCCCAATGCTTGCTGGTGTACTCATCGTGTGTTTTTGCCAAACCAACATAGTCCAGTATAGGAGCAATCTCGCTACACACAATTAAGATATTTGCGTCTTGATATTGATACAAACAGCGTTCGCCTTGCGGATCTGAAGCATAACGCACTGTGGTTCCATCTGTCCAAGCCCAAGCCCACGGACCCCATCCTTGAGCCAACAACTCAATGTCGTTTTCCACAGCATGATGTACAAACTCTATGTCGTTATCAAATGTGCCAAACTGTTTAAAATTATAAATTTCACCGTTGTAAGCTAGAAAGTTTTTGTGAACTGTGTGATAATATTCAGCTGAGCCAGTGATGTGTAATACTGCTTGGCCAATGAATATATTATTTTTGTAATCGTACCTACAGAAATCCGGACCGCGACTTTGTAGTTTAACAAAGGCTTCCAGATGTTGACGTAATGGAATTGAGGATTGACTTTTGACTAGGAGAATACCGCACATGAATTACTTACCATGAAAAAAGGCCCCGGAGGGCCTTTTTGTAAACTCTAATTGTTAATTAGAATGCTTTGGCTACGGAGAACACAACTGCGTTCTTGTAGTTTTTCTGACCATTAACAGTGTTGGCAGTTTGCAATGCAGAGTTCATACCAGTGTTGGTATAATACTTGGCAGACGCAACAAAGTTTTGTGGTAATACATAAGACAAACCAGCATTGTAATCACTATAGCCTAGGCTGTTGTGATTGGCAACCTGAGTGTGACCAGCATGAGCAACTGCGCTCAATTTGCCAACTACAGGAATTGCGGCATCAGCTTGGAAGTAGCGTGTATTTTGCGCATTGGTAGTACCGAAGTAACCATTGCCCAAAGTTTGGCTATACTTGGCACTGACCAAATCTTTGTAACCTACACCAGCAAATGCTTCGTATGTGTCAAAGTTTGAACCTGTACCTGCTGAGGTAGCACGTGGATAAAAGTAGTTGTAACTACCAATATCAATAGTGATGCCTTTGTACACGTCTTTCTTATATCCAGCATACAAGTCACTCTCTACACCAGAACCGTTTGTGTAAACTGATGAGCTTACACTACTATTCCAGTTACCAATATAGAAACCACTTGAGTGATTATAGTCAACACCGCCTTGAACGGCAGGAGCATTTTGGGATTGACTGATACCACGGAAGCGGTAGTCAGAAGTCAAACCTAAATTGCCAGTTACTTGTGCTTGCGCCAAAGTAAAGCCGGCCATAGCTAGAATTGCTAATAGTACTTTTTTCATTTAAATATTTCCTTTTAAGATACGGAACAGATTTGCGTCCGTGAATAATATTTAGTGGTTTTTACTGATGGCCAGTAATTTTTGCACGGTTTCTTGGTGCTTTTAGAGTAAACTGAGCATAAAAAGAAACCCGCCGAAGCGGGTTCTACTATTTTCTGTTACGAGGTATAATTACCCTATCGCGGTGATTAAACTGCGAAAGAATCGGCTTTCACTGTGCGAGCAGAGAACTTGACGTTCTTACCAGATACAGTTACTTCGCCTGTAGATGCGTTTGCATTTACGAGTTTTGCTTGATTTACGGTCATCGCCTACCGTGTTGCCTCTTTCGCTATCTCACCATGTCGAAACCGGTCGGGCCCATCAGAAGTATATTGTAACGCGAACAAGAGTGAGTCGTTCCAAGTCGCCAGATCAACAAACACATTTCTGCGTTGTTCTCGCACCTGCAATATACTTTTGGTGGACCCGGGGAGAATCGAACTCCCGTCCACGATGCCTTCACTACGAAGGAATTACAACAATTCTTTACTGTTGCGGAACAATGTTTGATGCTTGCTTGCCCTTGGGGCCTTGCACCACATCAAACATAACAGTTTGATTCTCTTTGAGTGTCTTAAATCCACCAGTGTTGATTGCTGAGAAATGTGCAAACAAATCGTCGCCACCACCATCGGGTGTAATAAATCCAAAACCTTTTGCATCATTGAACCATTTTACTTTACCAAACGCCATAGTACTTTACTTCCTTTTAAAATTTAACTATCATTACTTATGATCCGACCCACCACGAACTTTTATGCAAAAGTTCGAAAACTCTTACCGTTCGTTACTGTCTACCCAGTTTTTTAATTCGATTAACCCGTATACAAGTACACAGGCTAGAATAAGGTATGCAATCAATATCATAGCTTAATTATACCCTTTTACGACTTTGCCGTCAACCTTAGGATTACCTTTTGCATGGGCATCCAGATGTCGTTGGCTAACATCTCTTTCTTTGGGCAACGGACCACATCCTAATCGATCCCACTCTTTTTCAGAGTAGTAAAACTTATCAACGGGCGGTTTGTTGTGCATGTTGATATTTATTCTTTCTGACCAGCGCCATTAATTTGACTCGATATATGTTTTCAAACTTGGGTTTGGTTTTGGTGCGTATCTTGTGCCAATCCATGTGACTAGAACAGGTAGTACGCACCTGATCAAAATCCATGTCCATGGTTGTTAAATGCATGGCAGTGTGTCCGCTGACAAGATGATGTTGGCTGTTGTTACTTGCAACCATGTAGGCCGCACTCAACTGTGTGGCAGTTTCGTGATCAAGGTATTCATTACGCCAATTGATAAAACGGCCTTTGCTGTCGGCTAATCCAAGATTTTCGTAACCAAACTTTTCTGGAGTCAGGGTAATTTCGCTATTAAAAGCATTGTCCTCGGGCAGGAATATCTTTAACTCCTGAAAGATCCAACTGTCCAATGGTATGTGGCCTGACATGATCTGCCCGTAGGTTTTCTGTATACTTTCTACAGGTTCATAAGGAAGCCCTACAATAAAACTGCCGTGTTGGCTGATATCTGGATATTGATCTTTCATGCGTCGCATCATTTCAATCTGCTTGGTACTATCAAACCCTTTGCCAATGGCACGCCCTGTGGGCTGATGCAGAGTCTCTATACCAAAATACATGCTTCTCACGCCGATGCGATACAATAGATCTAGGGTTTCGGGGCGGGTACAGATCAAATCTAATCTGTGGTAAGCCCAAAACACAGGTTGAAAGTCCAGTCGCTCGACCATGCTGACCAGCGACTCTAATTTTTCTATATGATCATTAAGTGTATCGTCCACAATGATATAGTGCCGTATGCCGTACTGTTGATAGTTTTCTTGTAGTTCTTGATACAACGTGTCTGGTGTGCGTACAAAATCTAACTGTTGTTTGCCATTCATAGGATAGCTACAAAATTTGCAACGGAATATACAACCACGTGCAATTTCCAACGGCAACACCTTGTGATTTACTACATCTTCCGGCAACCATTTCATAGTACAACGTGGAAAATCATAATCTTTGGCATAACGATCATCTATGATCCAACGACCCCAGACGTTTTTTACAGCCTTGTTCAATGGCTCGTCTAGATCCAAATGACGTATAAGATTGACCACGCTGATTTCACTGTAGCCCAACAATACATAATCTATGTTGCGATTGCTGTAGTTGGGCCCAGTTTTGGTGCCACCTACCATGGTTTTTATGTTAGGATTCAGCTGACGCAGATGTTGAATAATTTCAGCTTCAAATTCTGGACCCTGAGGGAACACAGTACTCTGCCCAATGTCTTCAACAGAGAGTTGAAACCCGTCATTGTCGTGAATCATGCGGTTTAAAAATGTAGTGCTGAATCCAGCTAGATAAGTTTCTGGGCCTACTGCATCGTTCAATAACGCACACAGTTCGTCTTTGTTCCAGGAACTGAGATGGTTGACTACCAAGCAAGAGTAACCAGCTTGCCGTATGACATGGGCGCACTTGTAAGGCCCCAAGGCCAGTGTGGTAACTATAGGGTCAGTGACGTCGCTAAAGATTATAGAATTATACATGATATAAAATGGTGGGCCTTGAAAGAATTGAACTTTCACTCCATCGATTATGAGTCGATTGCTTTACCATTAAGCTAAAGGCCCTGATGTATAGTATAGCATCACGGCTCATAATTGTCAAGAAATTGCTGTAGGTTACCATACAGGTTGACCATCACTGCTTCTTTACTGCCAAAGAATATGATCTTTTTGGGTATGCCTTTGACTGCGTGAATATAATACGGCATTTGCATTTTACGATCCAACTTTAAAATGGTCTGTTGATTGAACATCAAAGGATTGTCAATGCTGTATGAATAATTTTCCAAATCCAAATCCTCAGCAAATGCATCATACCCTATGGCAGTCAATCTCATTCCTCCATTGCGACGAGTGTTGAACCACCAGGCATGCATTGTTGTAGTTAGATCGGTGCGGTGCTCTTCGGGTAGAAGTGCTAGTAGTTCTTCAGTCAGTTTCTTTTTATTGCGCACATCAAGGATAAATCTGGTCGCCTGACTTTAACAACACCACGGTAAACTTTTCAGTTTTAAATTGTGTGTTGAGTTTGCGAGCCAAGTTCTTGGCATGGCCTGGATTACTGAATGAAACTTTTTTGTATTTGGGTCCAGGATATTGGACCAACATGTTTGATGTTTTTAGGTTGATAGGTTTAGCGTCATAGAACACAGCCCAAACTCCTTCGGAAGCCAAAACCTGCTCAGTCTTATAGGTGGCCTTGTTTGTGTGCTCAATTAATACACTAGGTTTTGGTCGGCTCATTTCATTAAACTCCTATATTTTATTTATCTAGAAATATAGGTAGTTTTAGAATGTTCCACCATCCATTTGCACGGTAATCACTTCTTGTGGTGGAATTGCGGTCAATTGTTCACGTAGATTTTGAAGTTCTAACAATAATCTAGTGATATCAGCGTGTACATCCTTGGCATCAGCCATGCTCATAATAAAATCTTTAGAGCCACGCGATTCGTGACCACGCACACGATCAACGAACTTCTGTAGGTGCATAGTCATTGGCTTCGTCCTCGGAGTAAAAAGGTCCTTGGTAAGGATAGCGTTGAATCATGATTAATTTTGGTGCTAGTATAGTTTTCCAGACTCGACCTTTGCGTACTCGGTACCATCCGGCTGCAATCCAACTTTTACTTTTGTTGGTCTTGGTGTACACTGGTAACTGTTGACTAACGTCCCACATGGGATTGTACACTTGTCCTGAGACTGGATAACCATGCACATGTGTTGTTGTGGATTTTGGTCTGCTGATTTTAATTGCAGGTTCAAATTGAATGTTCACTCGCTGAGCGGCCATGCGTATGGTCTTGAACTGTACTATTTGATTATGGATCTTGACCTGATATCCGCCAGCACAAGCTTCTACATTGCCAATCTTACGATTGTTTTCTTGTAAGATCCAATACTGTTTATCTATAACTGGTTTTGCTACTATCATATATGATTCCTTTTTTTCTACATGCTTCAATGGCATCCGGAGGGAAGTCCGGATGCCAACTACCGATCAACAATGCACAATCGTATTTGACTGGCATCTGATTGTCTCGGTAACTGGTTAACACTATAATTGCTACAGCCGCAATTAAAAAAATACCAATGGTCAGAACGTTATGCATCAGTTTCATTTAATACGCCTTTGTATGTTTCATTCATCCAACGGCCAAAACTGTCGGCGCTTTCACTGCATTTGTTTAATTCATACTTGCCACAGAACTGCATAAAGCGTACACCGACCTGACCAATGTCCTTGTGACTGATCTGTTCACGGATGGCAGTGTCCACCACTTGTTTAATCTCGTCGGGCTGTGCTGTTAAATCTATTAGAGTTCTGTTGCGTTCGTAATCATCTAGCACACGATGTTCTTGACCATCTGGATCAGTCCAGCGTTGTAGCATCATGTTGTTCCAGTTGAACCCTTGTTTCGCTCGATCTTCAAACGCTTCCTGGAGTCCAACTTTGTTCTTAGTGCCCTTAGTTCTGACACCTGGGTACGCTGAGAAGACATTATCCGAACTATCTCCTCGCATACACTTTTCAAAGAGTAGCCATTCTGGGTTCGGCGTTGTTTTAGGTGCTTTAGTTTTCTTATCGATAACCGCTTTACCTTTGGCATCGAATATTCCTTCTATGGTGATTAGTTCGTCTGTGATACCATTATATTGTGTAACATTGGGTGCTATTAATTGAACAAAGTCAGTATCACTGCTGATAATAACGTGTTCGTCTTGGGGGTGTAGTGCTATCCAGCGAGCTATAATATCATCGCCTTCTGCTGTGGGACATCTAACAACTGAGCAATTGGTTCTTTCGGACAAGTATTTAGTCAAATTATCATAGGTTTCCCAAAACATTTTATCTTCATCTGCTTGGGCTTCTGTCAGTGCCGCACGGGCTACAGCACGGTTATTTTTGTAGGGTTTATAAGTGTCTTTGCGCCAGCTTCTGCCTTCCAGTGCAAACACCACGTGATCTGCGTCAAAGCGTCGGGCCACCTTGTTAGCACTCATCAGGGTTACATGGAGGGCAAATCCAATTTTCTCCCACGTGTCAGCGGCACGAAAAGCACCGTGTCTAGCACGAAAGAACATATTAGCCGTATCTATAAGAACATATTTCATACTACCAGTATAACAGAAGTTATCTATTTTGTCAAACAAATTTGTTGGCTATTAGATAATTGAGTATGCGTTTGAACCACCATGCGTGGGCATCTTTATCAAAATGATATGAATTGGGTGCCACTGTTTCAAATCCAGCTGTGCGAATTTGGGCGTCAAATGTACTGGCTGGATCATAAGGTCCTATGTAACTGAAACCCCAATCTTTTTGATTTTTAATCACGCTGAAATCATTGTTGCCATTGAAGAACACATGCGGTATATTTTGGGCAAGAAGTTCTTGATGAAATTGCCAAATTTCGTCATGTGCTTGGTGTGTCTTTTGTTGCCAATCGAGACCAATTATGTAATTGCGATATCTTTCTTGGGCTTCGGGTGGAACTTGGTCAATACCCGAACCGTTGACTTGATAGGTAATACCATTGTATTCCCATTCTTCGCGTTCCCAAGTTGACCATTGAATAATGACCAGAATGTCTTGTAGATTATTTTTTTGTTCTCCTAACCAGGCACGAGCAGTTCTCAGTATCCGGGCATTTGAACTGGCGCTTTCAGCTTCACACTGAAAACCACACCTCAACGACAGACTCAACAGTTTGCCCCAACTGGTCGCAAGATTTTCTGGGTGTGGTAATCGCCCTAGATAATATAATTTAGGATCATCTTCGGCAAACGCATGAGCATTTACGGCTTCGGCTGCCGCGGTGTGACTGTCACCATTAACATACAGAATCACGACTGTTTAAGAACCTTTATTGTTTCAGCTTCGGCCACACGTTTACGTAAACTGCTTGAACTAAACGAGTGATCACGTCCGTTAAAAATGGCCTTGATGCCACGGCGTTCACCTTCCTCACGTCCGGTAAAGGCCCTGTGTTCGTATTCCACACCCAACACACGGACATCCAACGGAAGGATCAGCAACAAGTCAATTAAGTCTTGTTCTGTTTGATAAACAACAACTTCATCTACATAGCGACAAGCGGCCAATTGTATTTGACGTTCTACAATACTTTGTACTGGTGGATTTTTACTGTCGGGACGGTCAATGGTAGGATCCGTTTGTAGTCCAGCAATCAGGTAATCACAGTGATTCTTAGCTTCGGCCAACATGGCAATATGACCTGCGTGTAACATATCAAAGGTACTGAAGGTGATGCCAATAGTTTTACCTTCTTCTTTGAGTTTACGGATATGATTGAAAATCATGATACTTCGGATCTGCCGTCGCCAATGTTGCGAGTCTTGACCACACGATCGCGTTCGGGATTCATAGCTTCGGCCTGCTCGTAGGTTTCTAATACTATGTTGCGACACACAGCAGTAAACCAACGATCTACAATGTCACTGTCGTGGTCTTTGGGGTTCATTTGATATCCAGCACGAACAAGATTGGCCACAAACTTGTCATTCCAGTCAAGTTCAAAAGCACCATTTTGTATATTCTCAGGATCAACTTCCATGCTGAGAATAGTCACAAAAGGCTCGCCTCGCTCAGTGGCCAATTCCTTGGCAGTTTTTTCTACCTTCTTGGGCTTGGGTTCGGGCTTGGGTTCAGACTTAACTTCAGGTTGTTTCTTTTTTAAAAATCGATCAAATATGCCCATAAAGGTCCTTGTTAGAGTCTGGTGTTACCATAGTGTACTACATTAATGCCTGGCATGTCAAGTGGTAATTTGCGCCACGGGTCAACTATTATGCTGCCGCCTTGTATTTGACAGTACGGTTGGGTGTCTAATTGGTCGCCGGTGTATTCGTATGTAATTTTACGATTGTGTGCCCACAAAAATACAGCAGGAGCATGTACCTCTAACACAACGTTGGTAGGATCGTCGGCAAGTGGGTCAACATAGGTGACTGTAAAACCTGCTTCTTTAATATAAAATCCAACCAGGGTAGAGTATGAACCAATACAATATTCAACGTCTGGCTTGTAGGCTTTACCGTGAATAACGATCGGCAAATTGTTTTCTCGAGCTTGGTCAACTAGGAACAAAGCCAAGTTCTTTGCTTGTATTTCTCTAGCATGCATGACTGTATCAAACAAGTCATAGCCCACTTGATATTCTTCAGCTAACCAACGTAGGGCAATGTTATCTCTTGGATGGCAAGCGCCTGCATCACCCATACCTGCGGTCATGTACTTGGGGCCCATGATACGCATGGTACTTTTGGCCAAGGCATCTGTGACCACGTCAACATTGATATTGCCAATCTTCATAGCAAAGTCTTGGACCATGTTAACCAGGCCAACTTTGGCACTGATAAATGTGTTGTAGAAAATTTTAATAGCTTCGCACTCGTCCCATGTGCCAACTTCGTAGCGTGGATTATTCTGCATGATAGTTTCATACAAGTCTCGAAGTTCGCCAGCAACACCAGTCAAGCTACCATCTTCTGTGCCCAACATAATCATTTCAGGATTGACCATGTCCCACTTTACACTGCCCATGGCAATCAAATAAGGATTGTAAACAAATTCATGTTTAGGATCTAATAATGGAATAAACTTTTTACGAGTAGTGCCTGGCAATACTGTACTAATTAATACTACTTTTTTAGGTGTAGTGGCAAATTGATTGACTTTGTTAATTGCGTCAATGACAGCATCGTGCCCAAAGTCTCGGGGAGTCATGTGACTTGATGGAACTGATCCATCATACCCTTCGGCATGCGGAGTTGGAACAGCGATAAAAATCCATTCGCTTTCGTTGACTAATTCGTCGATGTTGCATACTTTTACTGTGTCGCTGACACGTGGATAAATGTCGTAACCACGAACTTCGTGTTTTTCTGCAAATACTTCTGCACAGTCCAAGCCCAGCTTGCCAATGCCAACAAATCCTATTTTTTTCATTTCAATCCTTGAGATAATATTGAGTGCTACAGACTAATTTATCTGGGTTTTACGTCAGGCTCAAGATTTTTTAAACACTGGAATAGGATTCATTTTGTGTAGACTACGGCTACGAATAGCACGATATTTTAATAAGTTAGCTACCAATGAAGGCTCATCTGTTGTAATTTCGCCCTGGTCCATACGCATTGCAACCTCTAACTCAGCATAACTAAGTCCGCCAAGCTGGTCTTGATCAGTGCGGCCATCATCCCATAAGCCATCTGTAGGTGCGGCATTGATAATATCGTTGAGTATGCCGAGCTCACGGCCCATTTGCCACACTTCAGTTTTGTAACAGTCAGCAATAGGGCTAATGTCTACTCCTCCGTCACCATACTTGGTATAAAATCCCACACCAAAGTCTTCTACTTTGTTACCAGTACCAACCACAATACCATTTACTGATTGCGCAATTTGATACAAGGTAACCATACGTAGTCGACTACGACTGTTGGCCAGGCCCAACAAGTTGGGATATGTAGCCAGGTGTTGTTCAAATTCATCAAAGATCGAAGTTAAATCAATAATTTCGTGACGTATATTATCAAAGTTTTGTGCTAACCAAAATCCTTGGCGCATACTGAGATCATGTAGGTCTGGGCGTTGATGAATAGGCATAGTGACTGCAAACACATTTAATCCAGTTCTAGCACACAACGCACTGACCACAGCACTATCAATACCACCACTGATACCTACTACCAAAGATTTTATATTGGCTCTGTCAGCATAGTCTCGAATCCAAGTGGTGATACGATCTTGCAATGAGGTTCCAGCTGATAGTCGATCTTCAGTTGTAAAAGTTGTCATTGTTTTAAATTCCATATTAAATGTTCAATTCTTTCGTGATATCTAAATTCAAATACAGCCTCACCGGGCCCATGATACATTGCTATACCTTCGTACGCATGGCATAACCATAGCCAACGTCCTGTTATAGCACTACGCTTGGGCCACCAAATAAACTTTAGCCGCCATACTGCTTTGTGATAAAAATGATCATATGTATCCACACCGGGAGAATAGTAACCGGCACCCATCATTTGCCCCAGCCATTACCCCACAAGTCCACATGTAATCTAGGACTGTAGTTAAATCCACGCTCACAACAGATGTTGGCAATGTTTAGTTTGTTGCTTTCGTATGGATCAACTACACCACCTTGCGGCATTAGGTAAACAACACCTTTAAATCCACCGGCACGGAACGCATCTACAGCCTTGACTGCCTCGTCCACATGATCTTCAGTTTCCACAACAAATTTGAGATAGGTATGACCAAACGACTGATATTCAGCTACTACATCGGGGCAAATAGCATCTTCCCATGACTCGCCTGATGCTGACAATTTAGCACTTACACTAAATGTAATTTCTTTATTTTCACAACCGTAGGTCCAGAAATTGTCAATTAAAAATTGTTTAAAATCATCTGACAACGGTTGTGTGCCATTTGTTTCAAATGTGATATTTTTTAAGTCTGCCATGCGTGGATGACTCAATAACTCTCCATAGGCACGTTGCCAACCTAACAAGGGTTCGCCACCTGTAATAACCAAGTGAACATCGTTGCCATTATTCTGCCGCCACACACGATTAGGAGTAAGTGCCAGCATGCGTTCAACCAATTCATCTGTGGTCAATGTAGGGCTCAAATGTTTAAATGCAGGATGCCAACTTGCGTAACTATCGCAACCTGTTTCCACCAATGGTAAGTCTGTAAACTTATCGTACATGTGAACAACTTCTGCTACATCGTCTGCACCTGTGCTCTTTTCACCAGGCTTGCAACCAAACCCTGCACAGGTAAAGTTACAACCATAAGTGCGTAAGAACACGCTAGGCACGCCTACAAAGCGACCTTCGCCTTGTAAGCTATAAAATATTTCTGACACTTTAATTTTCATTTTTGACCTTTAATGGAATGCCTCTGAACATGTATTGCACGGAATTGTCTAGTAGAAATGATTTATCAAAAAAAGTAAAGTTACTATTAAATTCTTCTTGGGTCAGTTCAAAATGATCAATGGGTTCTTTGCTGGCAGCAATGGCCTGTCTCATTTCATCTAACAAATCGGGTTTTTTATAATGTATTTTCATCGCCACCAAGCCTCCCACGGGAACACAATCCACACGTCTTCTTCAGCTTTATTTAGATCTACAGCACTATAGCTGACATTTAATTCACTCTTACTAGATTCGTTGTCTACTAGTGTGGCAACACGAACATTTGCACCCCAAATTTCTTCGTCCCAGCGTGGGTCGCTAGGAAAGCAACTATCCTGCCAATCTCGTTTGATCCAGTTTAGTGTAGCACCCGAATCGTTTATATCATCTACAATAAGGATCTTCTTGCCTTCAAATGCATCTTCACTCATCCAGCAGTTGCTTTCACAGTCACCACCGCCACGTAGACTTACTTTTAAAGTTTCCATTCTAATTTCTAAATATTGACTAATTAGATTAGCTGGTACCAACCCACCACGTGTGAGCCCAACTACATAATTGGGCATCCATGCGTCACGTTGTAATTGACGTAGGATTTCCTGTGTTTGATTTTCAATATCTTGCCAGGTATAGTATATTTTCTTCATATGCTATTATACAATATTAATCAGAGTTTGTCAATTATCTTGCAAGCCATTCGGGATTGTTCTGAAACCAATTAACTGTTTGAGTTAACCGTTTTGTGTAGGAATCGGGTGCTTGCCACCCTAGCTCGTATAGTCGACCGGGATCAACAC